TGAGCTGCTAACAAGATGCGCGGACGAGTTGTCTTCGACCGGCTGGTCGCAGTAGTAACAGAACTTAGTCATGGTCATTCCTTAAAGTTATAAGAGGCACAGATGCTTATGACCATTTGGACTGTAAAGGCCAAATGTGTGCCAGCTGGAGCAATGTGTGCCAGCTGTGTGCCAGATTGTGTGCCACTTGAAAATGGCGTAAGTGATTGATGTATATACAAAAACCAAATGTGTGCCATGTGTGCCACTTAAAATTGGGTTAGTAGAAAAAAAAAGAAAAACGTGAAAAGAAGAAATAAAAAAAAACAAGGTGTGTTTTAGGTGGCACACATGGCACACAAATGTGCTTTTCGAAGGGAAACCTGTGTAATAACAAGGGCTTAGGTGTGTGCCACTTGGCGAAATCTAGCTGGCACGCAAGTGGCACGCACGTGGCACACATGGCACACACTTGCGAGCGCGGCGGCGCTTGATCCGTGAGATGTCGCGTTTGATTTGGTCTTTTTCGAGGGTGAAGGGCACTGTTTGTATCAGCGCGAGCGGGAAAATTAGACTTGAGAGCATAAACATTAGGCCAAAGGCCAGTTGTTCGTTGATAACGAGGTAGTAACCCAGTGCAACTAGGGCTACCTCTGCGATGATGGTGCTCAGGACTAGAAACCACTCTCCAATAACGATGGTGATTAAGCGTAAGTACTGTTTAGTAAGCATTAGTCTCTCCTTAGATGATTTCTTCGATTACAGCGTCAGCGCCAAGGCCTAGGGCACAACCAATAGCTGCGCATACGGCCCATTCCCCTGCGTATTTCTTGGGGTTACGGGTGGCGAGTCGGCGTTCGATCTCGGCTTGGATCAGGGTGAGGGCACCGGCTTTCTTGAAGTTCCACGGCATAGCACTGGTCTGCTTTCTTAGGGCCAGCAGCTCGTGGTCAGTTAGGCTCTTGAGGTTTGCCATAGCGTCTTTGAGTTTCATCTTCGTCTCCTTGATTGATTCACAAGTGACACTGACCAGCTGACACGCTAGTGGCAGGTGTAAAGGGGGGTACCACGACAAGGTTCCGGTAGGCCAAACGCAAACAAGGTTCCAATATGGAAATCGGGGGAAGGGTGGGTCTGTATGCGCGAGGGGGAGATAGTGTGTGAGCGATTCTGAAATAAATTTTCAAAAAAATTTTTCAGCAGAAAAAACAGTAGTTTATGTACTATATGCAACCGGCCACTGACTAAGGCACGTATGACCGCAGACAACGATGCGAATCTCTATTACTGCAGAGTGTGCAAACAGCAGCTGACGCTCGACCGGTTTTATACCGACAGGCTTGTCTCCGGTATAAAACCACGAACAAAGTGTAAAACCTGTACCCAGATCCATGCTCGTGAGCACGGCAGCTCTAACTACCGCGCATTTCTGACCAAACTGCACTCCAGTTCCAAGCATGTCCGCGTCAAAGCGGGCTTCACATGGGAAATTACTGTTGATGATCTTGTAGACCTGTGGGAAGCCCAAAATGGTAGGTGCGTAGCAACTGGTTTAGTGATGACACACCACCGTGACGGTTCGGGGCACAAAGATTTCAACGCCAGCGTCGACCGTATAAACCCCCGTATCGGCTACACCGTCGATAACATTCGTTTGGTCTGTTATGCGGTAAACATAATGAAGCACAAAATGGACGAGGGTGAATTCTATTTCTGGATCAAGAGCGTCTATGAAAAGTCTTGTGACTAAATAGTACAACTAGTACTATTCGCCAATGTCCAAGGTCAAAATGATATCCATTGAAGGTATGGAACACGCGCTTCTTGGCACTGGTATCGGCCCTACGGGGGAAGAGGTGCTGGTCTATGACGCACGTTTGGTCGAAACACAGTTTTCGGTCGATGACGTACTGGAAAATCTTACCGAAGAGGGGTTCGCAGACTATGCCCCGCTATTCGTATTTTTAGACGAGGATCTTAGTGGAGAAATCGCTGAGCAAACAGCCGCAAGAACCTATCACTGATGTAGCTGAGTTCGAATCTCATATGCCCTACATGGGTTTGGAGATGGGAGAGCTTACTGTTCAGCAAGAGAAGTTAGTCATGCTTGTCCTTAGTGGGATGACGCTTGCTGCGGCAGGCCGTGGTGCGGGGTATACCAGCGCCAATGCTGTGTATGACACGGTCAAACGGCCCAATGTTGCCAAGGCGTTGGCGTATTTCCGCGAGCAGATGCGTGAAGAAGTGAAGTTCACCGCCGCAAACGCCCACGTGATGTACATGGACGCGTATCAGGCGTCGGCTACTGCGACTGAGATGAAGAATACCGTGGACAGTCTGGTCAAGTTGCATGGTCTAAGTACCCCAGACAACGCGACGCAGGTAAATATCAACATAGACGCTACGCCCAAGCAGTTGGAGCGTATGTCGGACGAAGATCTGTTGAAGATTGCGGGCAAGGATACGTCGTATCTGGAGCCACAAGCCGATGAGTAGTTTGCCTTCAATGGAAGAGTACATGTCGTTTGTGAATCAATATCACTCAGACACCGTCCGCGCTAAAAAAGCAGCGCGTACATCGGATGGCCGAGTGATGACGGTTAATGCGAAGGGCGTAGAGCATAAAGGGATGATCTATACCGTCCCAGGCTATGACCGAGAGACGGGCAAAGAGCTAAGTGACTCTGAAGCGTACAAGAAGTACCTACCGGATATCGAGGCGGGGCGCGTTAAAGGGCTTCCGGCGGGTAAAGCGGGCGTAGATGCTAAAACCGGCATCCACTTCGCCAATCTTTACGCCAGAAAAAATCACAAAAACGTGAAGGCGGATCGAAACTCGGTGAGCTTTGACTTCTATAAGCCTTCACTAAGTGATGCGCCACGATGACTGACATTCCAATGCAGGAATGTAAACGGTGCAAGAACTTGCACCCCGAGACCCTGTACTCAGGGCGGGATGGGTTTTGTGTCTACTGCAAGGCCGACGAGGTGGAGTCGATACCGGCTGCCGCCGCGCCTGTAGAGGAAGAAGAGACGGAGGCGCAATCGGTTGAAGACAAAGCAAGAGCCGAGCTAGCACTACGGTTCCTAACTCGAAAGCGGTTGTTACCGTTCGTTGAGCGGTTCAGCCCCGACTATCAAGCGGGATGGGTGCATAAAGATGTCTGTAGACGACTTGAAGAATTTAGTAGAAAGGTTGTGGCGAAGGAGTCTCCTCGGCTCATGCTTTTCTTACCTCCGCGACACGGCAAGTCAACTTTGGCGTCGATTGCGTTTCCGGCTTGGCACCTTGGCAGGAACCCACAGCACGAGTTTATTTCGTGTTCGTACTCGGGTTCGCTTGCTATGGGATTCAGTCGAAAAGTTCGTGGACTACTTAGAGAGCCTAGTTACAAGACAGCCTTCGATACGCGTCTGGATCCAGAATCTCAGTCCGCAGAGGCTTGGCTCACTACTAGCGGCGGTGGCTTTGTCGCTGCTGGTGTGGGCGGTGGTATAACGGGGAAGGGCGCACACATCCTAGTAATTGATGATCCGGTAAAGAATAGAGAAGATGCTGAGAGCCAAAATAATCGTGATGCTAACTGGGACTGGTATACGTCGACGGCGTATACAAGGCTTGCTCCTGGCGGTGGTGTACTGGTCATTCTTACTCGGTGGCATGACGATGACCTCGCGGGCCGTCTACTAAAAGCCACCACCGAGGGTGGAGACGACTGGGAGGTTGTCCGTTACCCCGCGATTGCTGAAGAAGACGAAGAGTTCCGCGACTCTGGAGAGGCCCTGCACCCAGAGCGTTACGACGTTGTATCACTAGACCGTATACGAAAGGCCGTAGGCCCTAGAGATTGGTCGGCTTTATATCAGCAGAATCCCGTCGCAGATGACGGTGACTACTTTACCCGCGACATGATCCAGTACTACGAGGCCGATGACGTCGACTTTGACGCCATGCGGTACTACTGCGCGTGGGACTTAGCCATTGGTAAAAACGACCGTAACGACTATTCGGTCGGCATGGTCATTGGCGTAAACGAATTTGACGAGTTGTTCATTGTGGACGTTGTACGCGGACGCTTTGACGGCTTTGAGATTGTTGAGCGGATCCTAGATCTCTATGAGCAGTGGAAGCCCTCGATGATCGGCATTGAGAAAGGTCATATCGAGATGGCGCTAGGCCCGTTCCTAGAGAAACGGATTCGAGAGCGCGGTCTGTATGAAGCATTCATCAAAGACCTGAAGACAGGACGTCGCGATAAAGAAGCCCGAGCCCGTGCCATTCAAGGCCGGATGCAGCAGGGCATGGTGTGGTTTCCCAAGGACGAAGTGTTCACCGGCCCGTTAGTGGCTGAGATGTTGCGTTTCCCCAACGGTGTCCACGACGACCAAGTTGATGCGTTG